TCACCTTTTGTTGTCAGAATAAATCCTGCTCGCTTGTCTGCTTCTTCTTTAGCTTTCTTCTGCTGCTTCTTCATTTTTCGTTGTTGAACAACAGCAGATACTACTGTAAGAATCGCAGCTATTATACCGAATACCATAATTGAACTCCCTAGGGTTTCTTACCCCAACGTAAACTAGTTTCATCAGTATTATTGTATATATTGTCAAAACAAGTATCTGTAATATTAATGTTCTTCTGAGTAGCAGAATCAGTTAATCGCTCAGTTGTTCTATCTAAAGCTCCAAAAGGAGAAGAACACTCTATTAATGCGTTTTTAGAATTTTCACCGGGATTTGTCTCTATAGTAGCCCCATCGATGCGGCCTTTATATACAATATCGAAATCCGAGGTATTTCCTTCAATTCCAAGACGAACAGTTACAGCTGTACCTATTGCGCCTGAATCAAAGTATGATTGATATTCATTACTATAATCTACTAATTCTATACGATATACTTCTCTATCAGCAATAGCAGTTAACTGAGGAGGGGCTAGCTTAGTTAACCCCCCATCAGAAACATAGGTATTGCCAGATACAGTAATATTGTAGGGTAAATTAGTTAGCCTAACAGTATTACTTGAGAACTCCATATCAACGATTAGATACGGTTCTGCCAAGTCAGATGTCAGACTCGTAATAATTGAATTAGGAGTGTTTTTCATTTTACAATGCCTCTATTAAGTTTATATTTCCAGCCTCACTTAATACACCATCGATGTAAGTGATGCCTTGTACATTGGTTAAATCTCTGTAACCAGTAAATGTTATAGAGTCCGATGCCGAATCTCTATAATGCATTTTAGTTCCACCCGGAACACTTGTTCTTAAAGAAGGGTATAAGTTAATTGTACCGCTTCCTGAATATTGATCTTTAACAAGATAAATCTTATCATGGTTATTGAATTTTACAAAACGACCTTTAGAAATAGTTCCATTGGCTCCTGAAAGAGCAACAGTGTCATCACCAGCAGAGTGAGAGCCGTTAACACTAACCGTAGAGGACGAGCTACCTTGGCTTAAGGTATCTCCTCTAATGTTTAGTTGTGGCATTTCCATTGTTATCGTTGTCTGAAAATCACTAACCGAATCGGCTAGGAAAGAAGATGCATCTTGCATAGTAACCCCAAATTCAAGTTCCCATCGTTGAGCACCTTGTTTTACCCTACGGACCCTGAGTGATACAGAGTCCGCAGAGAAAACAGGTTCATTCGATTTGATTATGAAAGGGGCAACAATAGTTTCACCTTGAAAGGTATATGTTGCCATTAGTAATCCTTATCGGTTTTCCCGATTATATTGGTTAACACCGGTAGCAATGCTTGGAAGCATACCGTAAATCTCTTTCTTCGTTTGACGAGAAATATCGCCAGTTACGTTAACAGATATGTTTTGTACGCTTTGTTCTTTAGGGTGATTATTTTGTCCATTAAACATAGCAATTTGCTGTGCTTCAGTAAGAACCATTTCGCCGCCGTTAAGCTTAGAGTAACCACCACCGTCAGGAACAATACCACCGCTGTGGAAAAACATAGAGGCTATGCTTAGTACTCCGCCGAGGACACCGCCAGCGCCACCGCCACCGCCACCTCCGAACAATTGTCCGATGTTCTTCGTTATACCTTCCATCATACCACCAAAACCAGTGGTAAATTTATCAAATATACCGCCAAAGGTGGCAGCGCCTTTTGCAGAACCTTCTTCTACGCCGCCGCCTAGGTTTTCGCCGCCTTCCTCTAAAGCATCAGAGGTATCAGTATCGGGCGGTAGTAGAGAATCTAGTCCTGCACCAAGAGCTCCTTCTTCCTTCTCGCTACCTACTATCCTAACAGGAACAGCAGCACTATCTAACACACCGCTACCTTCTTCTTCTTCTTCGCCTCCTCCGAAACCGAATAGACTCTTAACGCCCTTTACTGCTTTACCCATAAAACCTGTAGAGTCTACAGCACCGGGGCTTGCACTACCTATTCCCTCACCTAATGCGTTACTCTTTTCGAATCTATCATTAACAAGACCACCAAGGAGTTTGTCTTCAGCAAAGAGACCTTCCATTAAGGACGCAGAGAAACCATCAATAACGCTATCATTTAAAGAATTCATAAGGTTTTGACCGAAGTCACTAAAGCTTTGCTCTCCTTTTAAGAAAGAAGAAAACCCTTCTGAAGCCTTACCTGTGATATTACTTGTTTGAGTAGCTGCTCTGTCTCTAGCCCTTGCAGTTATAAAGGTATTCTTTTCTGTCTTTTCTTGAATACCTATAGAGAGACCTAATAAGTTTGCAAGATCATTCCTAGTTGAATCAATAGAAAGTTTTAAATCAAGGCTGTTATCACCGTTAGCCGCTCTATTATTAAGCCTTTCAATAGATCCTAATAACCCTAATGACTGCTGCGCAACTCTAGAATTACTTTCAAACTCTTTAAGTAAAGTCTCAGTGTTTACATTTTCAAACAAAGGTGCAATACGTTCTGCTAATTGTTCTAAGTTTTGAATTTCTAGCTTTTGAGCATCACCTCTTCCAGTTGCACCAGAAAATAAATCTGAAATTCCTTCCTTTAACTGTTGAGTAAAGCCAGATAAACCTTCAAATGCTTCTTCAGATAAAAGTTGCTTAAAGAACGCTGTAATACTAGCAGCTATTGCATCTAGAAAATTGACATCTCCGCCGTCAACACTACCACCAGTACTAAAGCCCGGTAATTTTCCAGTATTATTTAAGTGTTCTAATAAACCACGATTGCCATCTACAGAACTTGCTTTAACTACAAATTCGCCATTAGAAAGCATAGCGGGTATAGAATCTGAAGTAGCAGTACCAGAACCAAATACCGAACCGCCAGTAGCAAATCCGGGTAATTCTTTGTAACCTAATTCCCACTTAGTCTTATTTTCAGTATCTACGGTTCTTAGGGTGTCTGGATGCTCTGTATAAGTGTTTTGGTAGGTACCATCTTCGTTTTTCATGGAATCATATTTACCACGAACTTGATGTTGCCTATACCACATCTTACTTAAGTCAGTCCAACGTTTGCTCTTAGCGTCTGCTAAACTACCAGTATCTCCGCCTAGTCCTAAATACCTTTTTATTAAACCAGTGTATCTTCCATAAGCTTGAGTTGCTGCACCAGAATCCATAAGCTGGTAAGCGGCCATATTAAAGTCGCTATTGAGAAGACCTTCTCTAAATCCCGTAAAATCAGCTAGTTTAGTTGCACCTAAGTTATAAGCCATAGAAATTACTGGGTCTAACGCAGTCTGATCTATCTGTTGCCAAACATCTCTTCCACCCATAAAATCAATAGCAGTTGGTAGATATGTATTCTGAAGCAAATCTAAAGAGTTTTTAGCTTCTTCAGACTCTATAGTTTCCTTGTCTTTACCCTTATGTATCTGGCTATACACAGGATGGTTATCTAATTCGGTTTGGCTCATTGCCGTTCTTTCTAGAAGACGACCATAACCAATTGTAGGATAATTTAGACTATCAAGGTAAGCATGAGGTTTGAAACCTTCCTCTTTTTTGATTAAATCCCAAGCGCTGCTAGTTTCGTTAATAACAAAGCCACCCTTGCTAAACTTTTGAACTTCATCAGGGTTTTTAAGCTTATCTGCTACAGCACTAGCTGTACTACGAGAGCTAAAGCCCGGAAAAGCTTCTCCACCCTCTATTAGATAACGTAATGCATTATCTGCGGTAAATGCAGCACCACCTACTAAGCTACCTACCGCTGTCTTAGCCGCTAAACCCCACGGGGACATAGTTGCAAGACTCATTCCAATCCATTTAGCGACATCCTTTACTTGAGAAAGATCACCACCCTTAGAAGGAGTAGGAGTACCTTTTTTATTAAATGCAGCGTTATATGCTCTTTTAGATCCACGACCTATAGCACTACCTACAGCACCTACGCCTCGACCTAGGGCCATTGCTCCACTACCGAGTCCAAAACCTAAGCCTGCTAAACCTCCATAGAGGGCACCTTCTGGTGCAAACTTAAGACCTTCGTATACGGATCGGTTGAACATGTTTTCTGATCCGGTTTGATCAGCGTGATGATAATCTCCCCATCCTTGGCTAAAACCAAACAATGTAGGACGAAATGCTTCATTAGCTTTCCTTCCGCTATAACCAATTGCACTACCCAATAGCATAGAGCTATCATATAAAAACTGAGGAGCATCAGAAATACCGTTCCATACTGGAATCCTAATACCCGTGGCTGCTTCAATTTCCTGAAGCATACTCTGGAATTGAGACTTATTAACGTCTCCGCTATAAACAGCAGATGCACCAGCAGAAGCCATTTTAACCTTCAGATACTGAGCAACACCATCTATATTTCTAGCACCAGTTCTTTCAGTTATACTTTCAGCCCATCTATTAGGATCTTCAATAGGTGTTGTTAAAGCCCTAGTCCAGTAACTGTCTTGGGGTAGATTTTCTAAAAGTTGTTCTTCAGACATGCGCAGAGATTTAGCAATTGTGCTTGATGCACTACGACCTTGAAGAGCACTAGCCATTAATGCTAAAGCGTTTAGACCTGTGTTAAGTTCGGCAGCGGTTTGAAGACCATCTGCTAAACCACCAGTAGCAAAACCGGGCAGCTTGCCAGTTTCATTTAGATGTTCTAGTGCTCTAACATTGCCATCTACAGAACTTGCTTTGACTACAAATTCACCATTAGAAAGCATAGCAGGAATGTCATCAGAGGTACCAGTTCCAGGACCACGTACAGAACCACCGGTAGCCATTGCAGCGGGTCTTGCTAGTCCTTTTTGTTCTTGGTTTCGTTGCCCACCCCAAAAATCAGAATTTAGAAACTTCTCCCAAAGGGCGGGAACGTCGAAAGCAATTGAAAATTCATCCCATCGTTGCTTTAAAGTATCAGCAAATGACATTGCCATTTCAATACCGATCTCTACTGATCTCTTAACAAAACCTTCAGCTATTGAAGAAGCTAATCCGTGATACTTCTTAAGATTAGTTGCAAAGTTAGTAATAGCAGTTATGTAAGGTTCCATTTTCTCAGTAAAAGAAGTTATGAAAGGTTCCAGAGCCTCGGCAATATCCCAGCCGGTCTTAAGAGTCTCAATAGCAAACCTTGCCCATTCTTCCCCGGTTTTAGGGAATGTATCTATGACATCTCTCTTAAAATTAAAATCCTTAGCAGACTCTTTAGCTTTATTAAATTCTTCTTTAATTATAGCATAAGCTTTTAAAACATCTTCGGTAATAGATACTTGTGCGTTGTAAAGAGCTACACCAATCTGTTTTCCAGCTTCTTGTATTAATCCGGGGTTATTCCAAAAGTAAGCCGCAGCAGCTATGATAGCACCACCAATAAGAACAGGAAATGTAGTAGCGATTCCCCCAATAGCAGAAATCAGAGTTGTAGTTAGAAGCGCAATTGTTCTACCTACGACACTTAAAATACCTCCAGAAAAGAACCTTGCAATATTAGGTCCAAGCTTAGAAATTCTAGTTGCGAAAGATGTGCCACCTTTTGAAAAGGCTTTTGATATAATACCGCCAGATTTCTTAAATGCAGCACCAATGCTACCAGTCAAAGCCATTCTAAGACCGCCAATTACGCCTTTGCCTGCGAAAATTCCTGCAAATACAGTAGAAAGTCTACCTAACGTAAATGCAAGGAAAGATGCACCGATTACTTCACCGAGCTTGGCTAAAATAACTGTTGCAACAAATTGTTGAGCAGAGCTGAGTCCTAGGGCTTCGCCTAGTTTAGCTGCTCCTGCAAAACCAGCAAAAGAACCAAAGATACCACCAATGGTACCACCGAAATTAGCAAACGCACTTGAGACTCTTGCAGTAGACTCATTGATGATTTTATTAGCTTCATCAAAAGATCCACGAGTTCTAGCTAGTCTTAAGGTTAACGCTTTACGTTCATTTCGAATTTCTCTGTTATCTTTATCAAACTTAGCTCGAATGTCTTTTCGCTTTTTAAGAAATACTTCTTCGTCGCTAATATCCCTTCTAAGATTGTTAATTGCTTGTTCAGACGCTTCATTTCTAGCTTGAAGTCTGTTTTCTACCGTCTTAAGCTGATCTTCTAATGCACCAGTAGTTGAACCTCCTAAAACACCTCTAGCTCCGGCAAGCCTAGAAATACCAGCGCCACCAGCACCGGGTAAAAACAAACTACCTATGCCTTTACCAATACCTTTAATTAGATCTTTAGCAAAGAAACCAGTTAACAAAAGTTCTGTTATGTTTTCAGAGATAAAGCTTAATATACGATTACCTTCTGAAAATATAGAAAAAGTGTTAGAAGTTAATGCAGAAATACCATCTTTCATGGTATTAAGAACGCTAGTTTGTTGTTCTAGCTGGGCTAAAATACCTTGTAACCCTTCTTCTTCTTTTGCATTTTCAGGTTGGAAATTAGCAGCAAAACCAGCTGCAAGAGAGCTAAGTGCTAATGCTATACCACTTGCTATCTTAACACCTATACCTTTGCCAAGTACAAGTGCGCTAGCGCTTAATATAATACCTGCTTGCCCTAATGCAGAAGCAATAAAATCTACTAAAGAAGCCGTAAACCTTTCTACAATAAATGCAGCCTTGGGTACTAGCTCATCTACAGCAAATACTGGAAGTTGTTTAGCTAAGTCAATTAAGTGTTCTATATCAGCAGCTACAGATTGAGTTAAATCTCTAAAGCCACCTAAAACATCTTCTGCTATTTTAGGTTTAGCAACATTTAAAAAAGCTTGTGCTGATTTTTCAAGGAATCCCATATCCTTGGTCCAAGCCTCTACAACAGTGTTAGAAGCTTCTAAAGCAAACTTTTTAAAATCATTAAAGCCTGATTTTGTACCTGCGAGTTTAGTAGTAAACCTATCGGTTGCAACCTGAAGAAAATCTAAATTAAAAGTAAGCCCTTGAAAACTTGTTGATAAGAAAAGTATTGCTCCGCTTAAACCGGCGATAATACTGTTTCTTATAGCAGCAAGGTTAACAATGAAAGATCTTTGAAGGCCATTAAATGCCTTATCTATTTCTGCTATACCTTCCGAGGTAGCAGATTTAATTACCTGCTTACCAAGTAATTTCTTAATCGAGTTAGTTATTTTATTACCTTTCGATAAGGATTCGTCTAAACCTGCAATGGCAGAATCACCTAGTGATATCGCCCATGATTTTGCTAAAGAGCGTAAGGTATTTATAACACCTACGCTAAACTTACCTATCAATAAGGCAGAGCTGTTAATAAAAGAAGCTATTGCGGGAATAGCCATTTTTAAATTGCCAGAAAAAGAAATGATCTCGTTAATCATGTCTTTGTAAACAGAGTTGCCTACAACATACATGTATAAATTAAAGAAATTACTCTTTACACTAATAATAAATCTTCTAATAAAGGCAACTGCTTTATTAACCCTAGGCGTATACCTAACGATTTCATTAATCATGTCTTTGTAGACAGAGTTGCCTATTACATACTTATACAGACCAAAGAACATACTCTTTACATCTATTATAAAAGTATTAATCCTGCGAGAAACAGTTTTTAGCTTATTAGTAAAAGTAAGCATACCTGCGAAAAGCTTCTCAAATACAGCAGTAGGTATACCTCTAAGAGAGTTAAAATTGTCTTCAATACTCAATCTAAACAATAATAAGTCATTCTGGAATATTCTTAGTGATATTGCAGCACTACGCAAAGCATCACCAATAGCTCTTCCTACCTTTTGGATAGCAGGGCCAAGAGCCCCAGTATCAAGAACTTTTAATATTGAGTTTACACCATCTTTAACTTCTTTAGAAGCCTCTCTAAAAGACTGTCCGACTGTAATAGCAAGACCTTGGAATTCCTTGTCTATTGCTTTAGCATTATTAAGAAGTGCTTTTTCTAAAATCTTACCAGTAATTTTTCCTTCCGCACCTAACTTTTTTAGCTGGCCCGGAAGAACATTCATTTCTTTAGCAATAGCTTGGGTCAATCTTGGCATATTAGCAAGGACAGAGTTTAACTCTTGACCACGAAGAACACCTGCAGCAAATGCTTGTTGAATCTGTAGCATAGCGCCATCAATTGCGGCAGCGCTACCACCACTAATTTTAGCGGCTTGTTGTAGGGTTTTAGTGAGCACTAATGCTTTTTTATTTGCTACTCCTGCGTTATTAACTAATGAGGAGTATAGTGCTACAGTAGATTCTAGTTCAGACTTACTTTGTCTTGATAAGACAAGCAGTCTTCTTTGAATAGAAATCTGTTCCTGCACACTTTTAGTTGTTAACTTGATTCTATTATTTATACGAGTGTAGGAATCAACTACACCTTTTAGACCACCAGCGCCTAAGAGAGCCGTAGCACCAATAGAAATTGCTTTAAAAGACGTGGATATTTGTCTAGAAAAGTTATTTGTACTTTTAGCAATATTATCTACTGATTTATTCAGCCGTTGTAGGTCTGCTCTGGCCTGTTGCGAATTCGCTTTGACTTCAATTTCAATTGACATCTTATTTCCTTTTGTAAAAATACCCCTAACGGCTAAAACTTGTAATAAACAAGATTCACCATCAGGGGTAACTTTTATTAAGAGTAGCGTATAGAGTTGCTTGTAACTTTAAAATACCTACTCAAAGTTTTCTCAACAAACCGAGGAGGAGCTTGAATAGAACTCCCCGCATTAAGATCTTTAATGTAAGGGGTTCCGTTTGTAATATAAAGTGTTTCTATTTTATTGTTAGGTATTGGGCCTAAAATACCTGCTTCAATGACTGCAGAGACACCTGCATCTTGTTTAGCACCTGTTTTGTTAAAAGCCCAAGAACCTCTAGCTCTTCCTGTATCAACAGGAGTAGTAAGTTTGAGTTCACTAACGGCAGCAATAACTGCTGCTCTTTGTAAGCTATTAATTATTTCGGTATATTCTTTTTCTACATTATTAAGCGTTTGCTTTATACCCGCTACTTTAATGCTTACCGCCATAGTAATCTCCTACTTTTTATTTGCTGATTCTAGTAAAACACCGAATATAGATTTACCTAAAGAACTTCTCATCTTTTCCTCATCTTCCGCTTCTTGATCCCATTTAGCCATTTGAGCTAAGGAGGAAAATATTTGTTTTCCTGACTTTTTAACTCCTTGAGCGCTTAATAGGTAAGAAGTGCGAAGATCATCTTTCCATCCATATGGTCTTGCTTTTAAGTACTGTGCCCACATTCTAAGTTCAGCTGCAGGCATTTCCTGTTCAATTTGATAAACCCCCATTCCGAGGTTAAAAGCTAATTCATACAACCAAAGCTCTGAAGGTGTTATTCGTTTCCCGAGTCTGCACTATTACCCATAATAGCGTCAGCCAACTTTGTAAGCTCTGCTACAGGAAAGCTTTCAAAATCCTCATCGCTGAGATCTTCGGCTCCTACAACAGTCAGTCTTACAACATAACGCAACAACTCTAGTTGATCCATATCAGATTTATTTTTACGCTTATTAATTTCATTGGTCTTAATGTCAATTAGCTTAGCATCGCCAACCGTTAACAATTTAACATCTACAGTACCATCCATAAATTCAACAGCGTTCGTTTTTACTTTTCCTACAAATTCTTTCATTATCTTATATCCTATTATTTATTAAAAAGATGAGAATTATGTTCTTGAAACTCATCTAAAAGTTTATGCATTTTATTTAATACATCAAGTGTTTCAAATATTTCTTGACGTTTTGCCTGATCCTCTGCACTAGAGTCATCAGAAAAATCTTTATATCGATCAAAAGTTTTACGTGATGAGAAGTCAATATCCTTCTTCATATTTCGTAATGTAGTTTGAAGGACAAAAGACTTATCAAAGGGTGGAGTCTTGTCCATTTTTATATCCTCGTATA